CCTACCCCCCCCTGCCCCACCCTACCGCCCCCACCAGGGGTAAATAGCCCGGTAGGGCAGGGGGGGTGGGCGTTCAAAAAGCAAAATCCGCATCGTCCTCAAATTTAGTCGTGAGCACTTATCAGCTTTGACGGTAGCCAAACTGACAGCTGGCGCGTTTTGTGATTCACTGTAGGTAGCGGATCATAAAAAGGGCCAAACATCGTGCATATCTACATGATTAACAACACAAAATATACTGGCATGCCACACCGTATTGCCTGGTCACTGGGTACTATCGTCCGCAAAAAAGAACGGCCGCCAAAACGGGTTCTAAAGCGCTGGACGACAGATGCAGAGGGCAACCAGGTGGACCGTTGGGATGCCGGCACCTATGAGCAGTGTCGTCGGGAACACCGTTTGGTTGAATATTGGGCAATGTTCAATGCTCGCCATGGCTGGTTTCCCGATAGCGACATTAGGGATATAGACATCCCACAGCTTCGCCAGATCACACCCATAAATTTCAACATCGAAATCAAGCCTCGCCATGACGCTATTGGTCAAACGTGTCTTGAATGTCAAAAACACAAACCACTAACGCACGATCATTTCCATGGCGATGGCAAAATGAAAACGGGTTTTAAATCAGTGTGTATCAAATGCAAACGAAAATCAGATCAGATACGCTATGAGCAGCAAAAAACGGCTTGATTTAAGTACATTGAGTTTTTCATCGAATTTCTTGACAAGCATAAAAACGGGGAGACAATGGTGGTAGACGCCCCCTGCGCACGCTATGGGCGTTTTTGATTTGGATAGAAAACGAGCACCAGGAGGCAGCGATAGCAGAGCCATTATTGATCGACAAGCTAAAAGCAAAGCAACGCAAATTCGTATCGTGTTACATGCAGTCGTTGAATGCAACACAAGCCGCAAAAGATGCTGGCTACTCACCCAAGACAGCATATAGTATTGGGTTCGATTTGCTGAGGAAACCCGAAATCAAGGAAGCGGTTGCGCAGTTGATGCAGCGCGACAGCATGCACCCGCAGGAAATTGTCTATCGATTAACACGTCAGGCGATGGGTGATATCACTGATGTACTTGACCCTGTGACGATGACGCTAGACATCAAAAAAGCAAAGGAACTAGGGTCAACGCACCTAATCAGAAAGTTCAAGCAGATCACCATCACACATGACGAAGAAGAGCAGCTCATTCTTGAAATTGAATTGCATGACGCTCAGAAAGCACTGTACTACCTGGGGAAAATACACGCGCTGTTCACAGACAAACTCAAAATCGAAACCTGGCAAGACGAAGCAATAGCAGCCATCAAAAATGGCGAGATTGCTTTTGAGCCATTAGCGTTGCAGCTAGGAGATGACCTTGCCAATCAACTATTTGCCCAAGCAGGACTGGTTGTACCGGGCAGCATTAGCGCAAGCCAAAGCGGAGACGCGTGAGAAGCGCTTTGCGGATTTGATTCACGGGTCAGGCTTAGTCAAACTACACCCCAATCAGAAGACAATTTCCAATAGCGCTGCGCGCTACGTGGTGGCAGCGTGTGGGCGACGCTTTGGCAAATCGACGATTGGCGAAAACAAAAGCATCGAGCACCTTTTGGCCGGCCAGCGTGTGTGGTGGCTCAGCCCGACCTATGTGATGTCAGAACGCACTTGGGCAACGCTCAAGCGCGCCTTGCGCCCTCTGCCGGCGGACATGGTGGAAATCAGCGAAAGCCAGCGCAGCATCCAGCTTTTTGGTGGCTACCTGGCAGTACGCAGCACCCACAATCATAACACCCTGCGCGGGGAAGGGTTGGACTACGTGATCCTGGATGAGGCTGCCATCATGCACCCAGAAGTATGGCCAGCTATCGTCAGGCCGATGCTGTTGTTTAACAAAGGGTCGGCCTTGTTTTTGAGCACCCCCCGGGGTAAGAACTGGTTTCACGATTTGTATAGCCATGCCATCGATCCACTGGCAGAAGACTGGCAAGGCTATCACTTTACCAGTTACGACAATCCCTACATCGATGCGGGCGAAATTGAGCATATAAAGAATGAGACGTCAGAGCAAACGTTCAGGGAAGAATATTTAGCTGAGTTTGTTGATGATAGCGGGGCGGTATTTCGCCAAGTCACTGCTGCACACACAGCACCTGCGAACGCTGAATACGACGATACGCACGTCTATGTAATGGGGGTCGATTGGGGCAAAGCAAAAGACTTCACAGCCATTAGCGTGATCGATAGCAGCACAAAGCAAGAGGTGGTCATCGACCGCTTCAACCAAATTAGCTGGACATTCCAGAAGGGGCGACTACAAAAATTGGCGGAGAAATGGCAACCACTCACCATCTGGGCGGAGTTAAACAGTATGGGTGGCCCTCTCGTGGAGCAACTCAGTGATTCAGGGCTACCGGTGCGTGGCTTTCAGATGACAGCCAGCAGCAAGCGACCTTTGATTGAGGCACTAGCGCTGGCTGTTGAGAGTGCAGATATACAACTGATTAACGATGAAAACGCCCGGCACGAGATGATCGCGTATGGCATTGAGCGTCTAGCATCAGGCGGGTATCGATATAGCGCGCCGGCGGGCGCGCATGATGATACCGTGATTGCACGGGCATTAGCGTGGTACGCGACCAGGCGCAAAAGAATGGGGCCCATTAGAATTGTTTAAATTTAGATCATTGTTTAAAAGCAAAAAGCAGGCCCAGAAAACCAGCTACCCGCTTTATGACGCCTTGGCAGGCGGTCAGGCGAGAAGTCAGGACGGGCAGTATGCGGCAGGTGATCGGGGGGCTGCGCAGGTCGCGGCTGGCGTAGAGGAAGTATATGCAGCTTTGCAAGCACGCTTGCGGGCATTGAATAGCTTTAACTGGGAAATACGACGCATGCAAAGTGACACCTATCAGGATGACGATGAGATCCTCTGGAAAAAAGGGACGCGTGGCAAGGGCCAGGCTTCACCGGCGCTGGCGCACGCTTTGCAAGCTTTCCACATCAAAAACAAATTCACATTGTTTCACATTTGGTACTACTGCAAACTGGTGACGGGCAAAGCTTTTTTAGCACCTGTGAAAAATATGTTGGGCAAAGCAGAGGGCTTGGAGTGGTACAACCCGTTAGCGATGCAGATCATAGCCCCGACGGGCACCATCCAGGGCTATCGCTACAACGGACAGGGGGGCATGCAGTCGTTCACAGCTGAAGAGATCGTATATGATTATATGCCTAGTCTGCTGAAGGAATTGGAGGGGCAGTCACCGGTTGAGATCTTGATAGACAATCTGAACATAGATAGAACAATTAGAAACTCAATAAAAGCGTATTTCAAAAATGGCATGAAAGTGGGGGCGGTCGTCAGCCCGCGTCCAGAGGGGGATGGCTATATCGATACGGCGCAGATAGACCATCTCATCCGTAGGATGGAAAGCCAGCGCAACAGCCCCAGCGAGAGTTATAGCAACATTTATTTGCCCTACGGGGTACACGTCGATTTCCCCACGCAGCAGGGCTATGGCCCTGTCCCCAGCATCAGCGAAGACATCAACAAAAAGGTGCACAAGGTTCTAAATGTGCCGGCCAATGTCACCGGCGATATGGGCGATACGCGCTACAAAGAGGGGCAGGATGCTTATGCTGCTTGGGTTGCACTCAATGTATTGCCTGATGCGCGTGGCATTGAAGATGTGGTCAACCTACACCTGATGCCCTTTTTCGATCCTGGTGGAGATACCTATTTCAAATTCGACGAGGGTCAATGGTCATCGCGTGTCACGCAAGCACACCTAGACAAACAAGCAGCCGCCAGGGCGGATCTGGAAGTGGGGGCCATCACGGTGAGGCAGTACAACCACCGGCTGGGCATCGTGATGACAGAAGAAGAGGAGGCGGAATTAGACGTGCGCCTGGTGCCGTCGGGGGTGGTGGTGGTGCGCCGCGGCGAATTAGGTGCTGCCATCACTGATGACGTAGTGATGGCAGAGCCAGGCCAAGCCTCTACCGCGCAGGTAGACAAGAGCGCGCAGGCAGAGTTGGCTGCCTGGCGTAAATGGGTGAGAAAGGCAAAAAGCCCACCAGTCAGAGCGTTTGATTTTGTGGTTTTGCGTGCAGATGTGGTTCATCATATACAGAAAGCGCTCGAAGAAAACACTGACATTGAGGACATATATCAAGCCGCCAAAAGCAGACTGGCTTGTGACAAAGCCATCCAGGCTACACGTTTAAATTTTGAGATGGCACTGGAAGACATCATTGCAGAAGCGCGCACCGGCACAATCAATCACAATCGCTTCACCACCCTCATGCGTCATATCATCGAACGCCATGGACGACAAGCGTATATCGACGGGCTTGTCGATGGCGGGCTAATAGGGGGGGGAGCGGACGATGATGATCAGCAAGCCATCGCACAGATGATAAAAGCGCAATCGGCGTATGTAAGCGCCTTCGCTGCGACGCTGTTCAAAGGTGATGGAATCAGTGACAGCGCCGCGACTCACAAATCACTACTGTGGTGGAATAAGTCCATAAAGCCCTTTTATGACGCGGGCTTGATGTCCGCGAACGAAAACGAGATGTTGGAGTTCGCGGGGGATGATGGCGAGGAAAGTTGTTCTACCTGTCATCGGTTAAAGGGTCAGCGCCATCGGGCCAAGTAGTGGAAGAAAGCAGGGTTGCGGCCGAGCGTAGATAGGGCAGGTTGAAAGCAATCGATGTAGGAGACAAGGAAAGCTCATGAAAACAAAACATACAGGCACGTCAATCAAAAGATTGTCAGATAACCGCTTCGGCGGTTTTTTAGTCCGGTTCACCGATCGGGGACATCCTGATTTGCATGGTGAATACTTCAATAGTGAGACAGATTTTGTGCTGTCGTCGTACCCGATAAAGGGTATCAATGTGCTTTATCAGCACGGAGATGATGACAGCTTGCATGCTGTTCCCATCGCCATCATCGACAAGGCACATAAAAGTAAGGACGGCATCTGGGTGGAAGCCCAGAACAGGTTTACAAGCCATTACGCTGCCTGGGTGAAAACCTTAGAAGACCCTGACAGCTGGAAGCAAAAACAACTAGAGATAGCACAGCGCTATCAAGACATGCTGGACAAATTGATTGATGAGGGCCATCTGGCATGGTCGTCGGGGGCCTTGCCAAAGGGCATACAAATAGACGACGACGGGCATATTAAGCGCTGGCCCATAATCGAGGGATCACTGACGCCCACGCCAGCAGCCCCCGCCGGCACACGTATTAGCACACTTAAACCGATGGCAATACAGCTGTTTAGAGAGCCTGACGAGGCTAGAGAAGTAGCTAGTAGCGACGACGACAAGGATGCTGGGCACCACGAAGGTGCTAAATTGAAAAACAAATCAGACACAAAAGGAGAGGAAGAGATGGAAATGCAAGAGCTGGTCGAACTGATCAGAGAAGAGATCGCAGCATACATACAAGAGTTAAACGCTGCAAACAGCGAACAAGCGCTGGACGAGCAAGAACAAGAACAACTAAGAGAAGAGATCACTGAACAAGCAGAAGCTTTGTTTGAGCAGGATAACGCCCCCTCAGCTGAGACAGCTGAAGAGGTACGTAGTGCGATCGCGGAAAATTTCAGCACCCTGTTAGCAGCGGGGTTCACAGCGGTCAACAATGCGCGCCAGGCAGCGCACAATTCACGCGCTGCAACCATCAACAACGCCCTCAACCAGATGGGTAACATCCCCTTGGTCAACCCCAAAAACACTGTCGGAGCAGCTGCCTCGGCTGGCAATGGTCATATCAGTGTCAGTGAGAACATGAAGTACGCACATGTCAGCCCGCAGGAGATGGCCCTGGCTATTAAGCTAGTGGTGGTAGGTAGTGTGCCTGAACACGAACGCAGCAGGGTAACATTTGGTCAGCTAGAAGAGCATGGTATCAGCGATGATTTTGTGCGCACGTTTTTGCACAAAGCTGTGCCCACACTAAACACACCCAGTTCGATCACGACCGACACGTATGCGTTGAGAAGTGCCTTGCCCTTCCGGGCAGATGAACTCAACGCAGTTGCAATCGCAAGCCAGGGTGCAGAGTTTGCAGGGGTCTATCACGATACCCAGGTATGGGAAACGGTCTATCATCAGACTGAACTGCTGAATATCCTGAGCGCTAAGGGCATGCGCATGGTTGACATTCCCGCTGGTAGTCGCTCCGTTAACGTTAAGATCATGACCGGCACCCCCACGGTATTCACACGCAGTGAAGCACGAAATTTAGATAGCACCGGCCGGCCAGAAGTCACTGCCCAAATCACACCCTCCGGCACCAGAGAAATGGAGGTCGAGGCACAGGAGCATGTACTGGCGACTGCACATACTTATCAGCTCGACGAGGATAGCATCATCAATCTAGCTCAGCACATGCAAGCCGAGATTCCGCGTATCTTTGCTGAGACCATTGAGAACAGCATGCTCAATGGGGACACTGAGAGAGGTGCTAACAAGAATATCAACCTGATCAATGGTACCCCTGGCAGCGGTCTAAGCGCACCTTCCTATTTGGCTTTCGATGGTATACGCAAGCATTACTTGATTGATTACACTGCTCAAAGCAAAGACCATGGCAATGCAGAGATCAAGGCTGGCGACCTAGAAGCCACCATTAAGATGTTGCCACCCGAAATTAGCACACGTAGGGACGCCTTGCTTTTCATCGCAGATCACGACGTAGAAAGCAAAGTGCGCTTGTTGCCAGAACTGCTGACAGTCGATGTGGCGGGCGACAGTCGTGCGACATTGTTCGCGGGTACCATCCCGCGGTTGTTTAATGTCAATTGGTACGCATCAGGGTTCCAGGAGTTAACAGATGCCAAGGGCAAGGTGAGCAGTACTGCCGCGACCAACTCGCGTGGTACCTTGAGTTGCGTGTACGCTCCGCATTGGCTGTATGCACGCAAGCGTGCCCTCACCATCGAGACTGAGCGTTATGCGCTCAGTGGATCAACCGTGTTTGTAGCCTCAGTGCGTCATGCCTTTATGGCGCGTGGTGCCAACGCCGCGGTGGGCCGCTACAACATCAAAGTTTCATGATCAAATTCGAGCTAAGTACATCCCGGCAGTTAGGCGCTGGCCTGCTTGCTCTGGAAAAACAGCTACCCAAGAAAGTACTCAGGCACCTGAGCCGTAAGATTTTGCCACCGCTAGAGCGCCAGTTGGATCGTCGCTTGCGGCGAGAACCCCCACGCCGCTCGCCATCCAGTCCACATTTTGTATGGTCAACCCATGCCGCCGCCAACGCACGCGCACGACGTTGGTTCTTCGCACACTACCCAGAAGGGTATACACGCACCGGCAAGATGGCGAAGTCATGGCAGCTAGATACGCTCTTGCAGGACGGGGTGATCATATTGCAGGTGGCGCACCCGGCTAAGGGCAGCTCATATGTGTACGGTAGTGATACGTATGAGCAAATCCCCGGTCACCGTATCACTGGCTGGCCGGTGGTGATTGATGAGGTTGAGCATATAGGTGCAGCGATTGAGGATGAGATTGAAGCATCATGGGGGGATTTAGTTGAAGCTTTCTATTAAGAAAGGGTTGTTATGTATGCAATAAAAAAAGCAGGCAAGATCGTTCAGGACAGCCAGCACTGTGCTAAAACAGGTGAGCACGTACAGCCAGGCTTTCTGACGCGCCACATCGCCGGCACCGATTTGTTCTATCGCCTGTCGGCTAGTGCAGCCAATGCGCTGGGGCCAGAGGGCCGGCTGGCATTTGATGAGCAAGTCAAGCAGGGTCATAGTGCTGTCCACAAGCCCACACGATTAACAAAAACAAAAAGCAAGTCAGGGACAGTCCATGCTGACGACACTCGCACTGGTTAAAGCTGAACTGCGCCAAAATCAGCAAGTAGTATCGAAACCAGAAGAAGAGCGTTTTGCTTTGTCTTGCGTGACAACTGCATCGTTTCTTGTCGAGCAGCGCACTCAGCGCTGGTTCATGCCGCGCTATAAGACGCGCTACCTGGATGCGAACCCTGTGAGCTACCACTTCGGGCTGGTTGAGGGCAACACCCTGCACCTTGATCACATGTTGGTGACGCTAGAAGAGGTACGCAAAGGGGGCGTGATCTTAAGCTCAGACAGCTATTCCGCTCATCCACAGGGTGACAGTCATGCCAACCGTATTGTGCACGCTGGTGGGTGGGCAAGCACCTGCCCGGACAGTGCCATCGCCATCACGGGTACGTGGTGTTTTCACCCCTCACCATCGCGAGCCTGGGGCGACAGCACTGATCAGTTGTTAGCTGATGTAGATGCCGTTAGCCCGTTCATATCAGTCAAGCAAGTCGAGGGTGAGGATGCCCATTTCTGTCGCCCTCGCTTTTCAGCCGGGCAGATTTTGCGCCTCGACGACGAATATTGTTGGGTAGGGCGCACGGATGCAACCCAAAATCAGCTGCACGTACAGCGCGGCATGAACGGTAGTGTAGCTACATCACACAAGAAGGGCACACACATTGATATATTTGCACCCTTTTTCGACATTCAGCAAGCGGCAACGCGCTGGGCAGGCTATCTGTATCAACATCGGTCGCAATACGCGACCACCGAGATCGAGGGGCTGAACGCCAAGAGGTTTCCAGCGGATGCCCCCAGCGACGTCGAAGCAGTTTTACGACGCTATAGCGTGCACCGGTGATGGCAATGCACACATTTGATATTGGTCAATCGAGCTATTTAAACCAGGCGGTGCACAACCTGGCGGAAGGGTTGCGTTTGCTCACAGACGCGCGCGGACAGCCGCTGGTAGCCAGCGTGCAGAACTACCTGGAACCACTACCCACCACATCCACCTGGATGGCACTCATGCCAGGGCAGACCCAGCTGGGTATCAACGAAAACATGGGCACAGACTATGACCGACAGATATACAACGTGATCATTCGCTGGGTGGTGGGCACACGTGGTGAAATGTTTGATGGCGAACTATCGGGGTTGGTGTGGCAGCATTTGCCTCTGCTGATTAACTACATCAATCAACACCCAGCGCTGGTCTTTCATGAGAGACAAGCGCAAATCGAAAACTTGTCACCTGAGGGTGTACGCTGCACAGGGGCAACCCGGCAGGGCACCTTCCGTGACGATCCCGAACACATCGGCATTGAAGTCGCTGTGACAGTACCGTTTCACATTGAAATACCAGAACGTTGGTGATGTTAAGCAACAAGTAAAGGATGAGTAAAATGGTAGCAATAAACAAGTTCATATCAGGTGGCATAAAAGAATTTCAATACGGCCTATACGACAAAGATGGATTAATGTGTGGGGCCATGGTCAACCTGGCCAATGGCGAAGATAGCGGCATGGCAATCTGGCGCGGGGTTAAAACCATCGACATCACCATACCAGAAAAGGATAGACAGTGGCAAACGGGCGATGATACCCGTCAAGGCTTCATCACCTTTGAATCCACTGAAAATCCGATCATGAACATCCAGATGGGTATCCAGCACCTGGATCATGAAGCTGTGTTTCAAAACACAAAACTACACGACGACACTCAGTTAGTTTTGGGTTTGTTTGACCCGCGTGTAGAAGAGGTGCCATCTGTGTGTACTATCATACATAGCACTGCTAAGCAGAAAGTCTACGGGCAACCTGAAGCGGCGAGCTGGGTCGTCCAGTTTTTTAACAATGGGGAGATCTCAGTCAGGGGGCGTGACAGCATCACCGAGCGTCAGCTGGCAAATTATGACTATAGTATGACACTCTCACAAACCAGCAACTGGCCGTGGGGCCAGCCTTTAACGATCGAACACCATGGCACCAACTTCGCGACCGGCGGCACAGCCGGCAGCAAAAACCCGGTCACTATGCACGCAGTACGGGGGGATGGCACTGTGACGGAGGTAACACTAGATTTCACCCCTGTGGGCGTTCACACAGTCGCTGGCGCTTTCAAAGTCTGGCAACGGGCAGCTGCCACGGGCGTGTGGACAGAGCTTGAAGCAACCACCCACTACACGGTTGCTAACAAGACCTTCACCTTTGTGACCACGCCAGCAGCAGGTGACCATGTGATCATTCGTTACCTTCGCACGGGCTTGGGGGTATAAGCGATGGCACGCAATAGAGTGAAACACACATTTCATGACACTGAAATTGAAATCAGACAAGCATCCAGGGCAGATCGTGCTAAGCAGAATATTCTGTTTAGTGCCATCGTTGTCAAGGTGGCTGACATGATGGCGCTTAAGGGTGATCTTGAGTTGTACATACACATCGTCACCCAGACTGACATTAAAACCATGACCACCCTGGATGGTGACAAGTTCAAGGTACCCTTGCCTGAAGCAACTGTTGAAGATCACATTCAAGCTTTCAGGCAGTTTCAACAAACAGAGATTGAAGCCACTGATGCGCTGGGTGATGCCATTGCCCAGTGCAACCGGGGGGTAGTGGCACGGCATGTGTTGCCGGATGGCGAACTGACGGAAGCGGAGAAAGATAACCCTTCTTCCTTAAGCGTCGGCAGGTCGAGCAAGCAGGATTAGCAGATTTTGCACGGCGCATCGCCATGGCTGAATTAGGCAAGTCGGAAGCAGCTGACATCGAGAACAAAGCTGGCTGGGGCATTTGGTGCTCACCAGAGATCATCTACGCTGCATATCTAGATTATCGCAGCAAAAACTTGCTGCCAGAAGCAGGTGGCACGTTGGATCAAGACCCCCATATCATGCGTTCTTTTCAGCAACTGGATGCCCTCGTGGCATGGTATCGTGAACAAGATCAAAGACCGGATGAGGACGAGTTGGCGATTTGGCATTAACTGGCTGGCTGGCGAGGTACACTAAACACCATTTGCCCTGCTACATGGCGGGGTGGGCGGTGCTTAGTGCACTGGCTGGCTGGCGGCGGTATGTATTAGGAGGCAGTGATCGATGACCAATAAAAAGCTTGCGCGCAGAACGATTGCGGTTATTGTGCTGTTGTTTGGGTTAACCTTGGGTGCTGGTAGCTTTCTTGATGATTGTAATTTTATTGGGCATGACGAATTAATGCGCGAATGTAAAGACAACAACACCCTGTTGCGTCTTGCAGGCCTGGGCCTAATCATCCCCTCTGTTTTGTTCTTAGCCTATTCCTTTGGTGCTCACAAAATAATCCTCGATAGTCCTCCCACAGCACAGTCAACTGAACTGACTGAAAAAGCTAAAGCACAACAACGCCTCAAGAAAGTGAAGGGAATGCTGGACACTGGCGAGATTGGTGAAGATAGGTACCACGCTTTAAGAAAGAAAATAATTGATAATTATAAAGCTGAATTGTCTCAAAATATTTAAGTAACGACCGAGAGTAAGCTAGCAAGGAGGCCCGCTAACAAGCGGGTTTTTTAATTCATGGCCAGAACGATTGAAATCACTTTAACTATAAAACCAGACAAGCAGTCCATTGCCGAGACACGTATGGCTATCGGTAGTATTGACGATTCAATCGCGGCTGTGGCTGCATCGTTTAGCAAGCTGGTGCCTTCATTGCGACAATCAACAGGGCAATTTGTCGCACTAGATAAGGCGGGGCAACTGGATGTTTCCAGCATCAAACGGGCAGCCAGTGAAGTGAACAAGCTGGCCAGCAACGCAGGCCAGGCGCAACAGGAACTTTCACAAATCAAGCCTGTTGATAATAGCGTCAAAGCGGCCGCCAGTAGTCCTAAGGCGCAGCCCCTTCAACAGACGATTGAAGTGGACACATCACCAGCAGAAGCTGGGCTAAAGAAGATGGCCACGCTTGCGGATACTGTTGTGTCGTCGTTTGACCCTTTGCAAGACTCTTTAAAGCAGGCTGCTAAGCAGTTTGCTGGATTGGCTAAATCTGGGCAGTTCGATGCTGATGACATTCAACTGGTAGCGGGTGAATTGGTCAGACTGGGCGACAGAGCCGAGCAAGCCAAAAAGCAATTAGATCAAGCTGAAGCTGGGCTGGAAGGGTTGCAGGGGGAAGAACTGGTTGCTCAGCAAAAGTACGTAGCGGCGCTGACAAAAGAATACAGTTCGCTTTCAAAACAGATTAAAACCATCCCGCAAGCATTCGAAGAGGGCGGGCTAAAACGAGAGCGGCTGGTCAAAAAAATCACCAAGGCAGAACTTGAGGGAGTTGAGCGCAGGCAAAGAGCCGAAAAAAAGGCGCTTGTGAAAATCACAAGGGATGAAAAAAAGGCGCTTGATAAAAAGGTGGCAGCAGTAAAAAAGGCGAACGATAAAGCTGAGACCGACCGTTTGCGCTCAATTAAAAAAATCGCACAAGCAGAAGAAAAAGAACGCGAGATATCTAATTCAGCATCGCTATCTTACGACGTAGGACGTAGTAGTGCCCAGAAACGCTTCGCTGGCTTCGGTGATGTTGATACGGCCTTGCAAACTTTCAGTGGGGCTTTGGGAGGTGTCGCTGGGGATCAACTGCGCAGCCTGGGAGATGTGGCGGCCGTCACCGAACAGGTGGGCTTGCTGGGTGAGAGCGCGGTGGTTATGGGCGGCAAGCTGGCCCAAGGCAACGTTGCTATTAAGAATTTTGTCACTAATTTAGCAGGAGGGTTTGCTGCCCTCGTGCCTGCCCTAGGGGCTACGGGGGCAACAGTAGCAGCCATTGCCGTACCGCTTGCAGCGGTTGCAGCAGTTGCTGTCGGGGCGGGGCTTGCTTTTCATGAGTTAACGGCAAGCACGCGTGCTGCTGCCAAGGCAGCAAAAAAAGCAGTCGAACAACAAGCGCAAGCCATTAAAGAGTCAGCCAATATCACCCTTGCCTTGGCGAAAGGCGACACCAGCGAAGCTTTTCGTGTAGCCGCCTCTGCGATTGATGAGGTGACGAAGGCGCATGTAGTCCTCAGTGATCATTTAAAAATCACTGAGCAAGCACGCAAAGCAGTTGAAGAAGAAAACAACAAGATCGGCTGGGCTGGCCTTTGGGATGAATTCACCGTTTCAGAGGCAGAAAATAAACTAAAAAACAACAAAGACAAATTAAATGATGCGATGGACACCGCTACCCAAGCTGAGAAGACGTTGACGACAATGCTAGAAGAACTGGTCGAACACGGCCTCGCGCCCAATGTAGAGGCCGCTCGTAAGCTCGTTGAAGCGGAAGAGAAAAAAGCAAAAGCCACCCAAGATACAACTTCTGTCAGCGATGCAGCTACTCAAGTTGAGCAAGAGCGTCGCCGGAAGATCGACCAAACCAAACAAGCCATCGCCAACCTCAACAGCCAGCAAGAAAAGCTACTTACGAGTTATGACCGCCAGATGACGCTGCAAAGCGAAGACCGCTCACTAGCTTCTTCACGCGAACTGGAAGACTGGCAGGAGACTGTTGCAGATAGTGCCTCACGCATCACTGATATGCAGGAAGAGAGCAATCAACGCTTAGCTGATCTGCAGCAGCAATCACTAGCAGACGCCAGCGCAGCGATCAAAAAAGCACGTAAAGATGAGATCGACTTGCGTGCAAACATGCAAGAGACCATTGCAGATCAGCAAGAAAAGTTTGCAGCAGATAGTGTCAAGCGTGAAAAAGATTTCAACAAACAGCGCATCCGTGCCCAGCAAGATCTACAGGAGAGCCTATGGGCGGGGCAGTTGTCTAACGACATCCTGTCGATCACACAAGCAAAACGCCAAAGCGAAAAAGAAAGTAGCCGGCGCCTGGAAGATTTCAGCGAAGAAGAACAAGAACGCCGGCAGCAGCTCAGCGACAGCATCACACAATTGCGCGAGAATGGTCAAGAGCGCTTGTCTGAAATCAGGGCACAACTTGCAGAAGAGCAAGCGTCAATCAAACAAGCACTGGCAGAGCGCACGCAGGAAGAACTATCCAGTATCGCAGAGCGCGTACAAGCAGAGCGCGAATCACAAGCCGAAGCAGTGGCCCAGCGTGACAAGCGCCTCGCACGCCAAGCAGAAGATGAAAGCATCGCGGACGCCAGACGCCAGGAGGCGCTCGACCTGCAGCTGAGCGAGATCGCCAGCAAGCGTGACATCGAACTGGCAGCGTTGGCAGATACTAAAGAAGCCATCGCCAGCAAGGGCCAGGCTGAGCTACAGGCTATCCAGCTAGCCGCAACGGGGGTGAAAAGCTTAGCCGCCGCCGCTAGCCAGCTGGGCAGCAACCAACAACATGCCCAGTCCACGTCAGGCACACCCATTAGATCCAACCGATTGCCAGCCAGCCAAAGGGTGCACGGTGACAAGAAAAACCAGCGCTTACGTCCCTTCGCTGAAGGCGGCATCGTACCGGCCAATACGCAGATCTTGGCAGAATTCGAAGCCGATCGCGATTATGCTGAGCTGGTACTGCCACTCAACAGCCGCAGCTTGCAGCAAGTTATGCCTAGCTTGCAGGCAGCCCCCAGCTACAACATCACCTTTGAAGCCGGGGCTTTTGCAGCTAGTACGACCATCACCGAAGCAGATGTACGCGAGGCTATTCTGCAAGCCATCGCAGCACAAAACCGGGGCATAGCCGCAGCCAAGAAAGGCAGAAACACGGCATGAATGCTCACCATACAAGCAACCACAAACTCAAACGCGGCTATCACCCAGCGGCGACCTTGACGCAGCAAGACGCGATTGTTAACTGGCCGCGCCAGGTTGATCAGACTTGGCACAAATGGAAACCGCCAGTTGATGGCGGGCGCATTTTCCAAGCGTATGCTCAGTTGCCGCGTGGGCTGGATGGTCATGGTAGCCCGCAAGGGCAGGGCAGTTTCGATTTTCGCCTGGCAGGATTGACGCCTGCCATGGCGGGCTATTTGCGTGCCACGATTTTCGATAACAATGCCATCGACGCTTTCACAGTTGAAACCTGGGATCGCTTCGGCAGCTGGCGTATCCTGCACTGCGTAGGCAGTTTAGGCATGCCCCAGGAACAGGGTGAGATAGGGTACCGCAGTGGGTTTAGCATCTACACCATTGCATTTGTTGTGAAAAGAGAGGCCCCATGAGTGTCACCAGTCCACCTGATATCCTTAAAGCGCGTGGCGCTAAGCATATCATTTGTGAGCCGGTGCTTGAATTAGCACCCTTGCAGAGTGTTGCGCGTGCCACCGTCGCTCATACACCCGCCATACCGACGACCGAAATTGAAGTCATAGCCACCGTCGACTGGGCTAATACCGGCATTGGTCGCGCTTTTTCTGTTGAAGATCCCGCTACCGGCAAGATCAAGGTGTGGGGCGTACAGCGCAAAGCGAGTAACAGTACGCACTTCTACCCAGACGTGAAGTCACGCGGGGACGCCGGCATCGCTACCGGCAATGCACAGGATGTGGCGGCGGGCGACACGCTGCGGGTGTACAAACACCGCCCCCTTTATGGCTATATCAGCCGGGCCACAGCCCAGGAAGCTTTTAAAGCTTGGGATGTGCGCTACGATGGCAGTGGTGCTCAGCCCTACCCGGTGGTTAACTTTGGTGACCACCACCGTTTTGATGCTGATGAGCAAGGGGTTCACGTGCACACTTTTGATGCCAGTGCGTCCTTTTTTTGGTGGGGGGGCGTCACTGGCATTCAGGCAGTGGCTTGGACGCTGCCATCTGGGGCGACTATTGTTACTGGCAGCCTGACAACGACACAGGTGACTGTACAGCTGCCCCCCGGACGACACGAGATCAAGTGTCAAGTAACGGCCAACAACGGGCAGGTGGCCAGTGGCTACCGCTGGGTGTTTGTGAATAGCCGTGATGTCAACAGCGCAGACGCAGCCTTTAGCAGTCGCCATCCCGTCACTGAAATCACCTCTGACGAAGAGACGCGTCGGGGGAGACGCATGACCTTCACTGTGCGCGGGGACTGCCGAGCTGAATTGTATCCTGGGGTATTATGTGTGTTTACCTACCCCCTACTTTACGATGGCGAAGCCATGACGGAGGGTACCCAAACAGGCAAGTTCGTGGGATACCTGACCGATATCGAAAGCACTGGCACACCAGCCAGCAACAGCGTTACTGTTAGCTTTGTATCTCCCTTGTTGTATATGGATCAAGTCCCCAGCGCTACCCAGCTGATCGAGGAGACTTGTTACCCTGCAGATTGGACGCAGGTGGTGCCGGGGCTGAGTGTGCCTGCCTATGTTGTTTTTTATCTGCTGTTTTATCACACCCCGTTTGTGATCAATCACGACTACAAACCGACTGGGGCCATGTGGAAGCGTCGGCAAGTCTATGGCTTCCATCAAACTACAATCGGGTCACAATTGACATTTTTAGAGCAAATGGCGGGGGTGCAGATCAACTGTACAGCGGGCGGTGCCCTGCTTGCACATGCCATCCCTGAGTATGGGGAGCCCAGCCAGCGAGCGCAGCTTGATCTGAAATACATCTGGACAGAGCGGGACCTGGCTGGCGCCATCACGCTCACACCGCGCCTGCGCCCCGAAGTGGCCAGCGTCACACGCGATGGCATTGCCTTCAATGGTGCAACCGTTGAGACATATCGCTCAACCGCACCAGGCTTGGCACAGCTGCAGGGGTTAAGCAAAGCCGATGAGACCGATATCATTCTACAAGTGCGCGACGCCTTGGGGCGCTCTGCGCAAGCGCAGCTGGACGCTTTTGTGGGTCACGATCTGGCTCACAAAAACAACCCACTGGAGAGTGTCCAGCTCAACGCCACACAGATGCTGGATCTATGGTCCCCCGCTGACCCTGATTGGCACCGTCTTGACGTGCCTGACAGCTACTTGAGCTTTGACCCTGACCGCTTTGCGCTAGATTGGGCAGCGCTGCGCTTCAGGCCACAGGCGGTATCACGCGCTTGGCAAAACATAGAAGGGCGCGGCATATTCGTATTCACTGAACACTGCAACGCCCGCTTTGAAACGGTAGGAAAACCAGGCCGCGAGTTAACCGTGGCTACCATCAACAACAACGCTTCCTTCAAACCTAATATTGTTGATCAGCCAGTGCCAGACGCGATGGCAGCCACGCTCGCTTTTCGCGTCAACCATGCGGGCCGCATGGGCGTTAGCACAGATTTTAACGAAGTGGATCCAGCCTGGCAGTCGCTTGACAATGGCCTGCCAGGCCGGGTGCTGTGGGCTTGTTTTGACCACGCAGGCGGCACCCCTAAACGACTATATGTAGTCACGTGGCAAAGAGATGATATAAGCATCAAGTTGCATACCAGCAGCGACATAACCCAAGCCCCCCCTACCTGGACGGAAATATGGACCCAAGCGGTGTCCAGTAGTTTTGCAGGAAAACTGACAATGGCAACTTACCGGCCCTCACGGGTTGTGGTTGCTTGGGTCGAGCACGATGGCATACACGTGCGACGCGTGTATGCCGAGGCTGAGGTTGTACCGGGCACGCATCCAGGTGTGTATGTCACCCGTGAAACCGAGATCGGTTTGACAGCCGATACTGCTTTCATTCACGTGAGTGGTCTAACAGAAGAGGGCCAGTACAAATTGTATTTTTCCCCTTTTGATGGCACTGACTGGACAGCAGTAGATACGCTGCCTGCCCCCAATCACAGTTCACGCTCACCTTTGCCCATGATCCACTACAATGAGATGCGCACTTTCACCGTGATCGACAGACTCAATACGACAGCACGCAAAGAAGAAACCTTCATTTTCAGACAGTCAAATTCATCTAGGTTGCCAGTCAGTGATCACACCTTGGTGCGTTCATCCGCCGATGTGCCCGTTGACCGTTACTTTGCCTGGACACAGGCTACTCAAAACGTGCTGTACGGTGTGCAAACACGCTTGATCCCGCATGACGCCCGTGACAAAGGTCAGACCTTTCGCCTGAGTGCACTTCAGTTTAAACCCGACATTTTCACGCGTTATCATGGCGCCGAAGGTGATCCGCCGGGCAACGCGGGGACGCCTGCTTTTTTTCCACCCTCTGAATGGTATCGCACTGCCATGGTGATTCAGGTGACACTGTATGGTACCTGTCGTGTGTTGTATACAGCATCACGCGAGGTCGACAACCTATTTCTCGATGATGGTTATAGCATTTTCTATGCACCCAGCCGCCGTAATTTTAGCCATGTTTTTCTAAAGACCATGCCAGAATTGAATTTGACTTTCGATCCCTTGCTGGATGGTGTGAAGTCGATTGAGTTTAGCCTGCGCGCTAAAAACACAAGAAACTTTGGACGCGGTAGCTATACTAGCTTTGGGTCGCACCCGGTGGCTGTTTTTGAGCTGAGTATCGGACATCAACAGATGACACTGGTCAATCGCGTCAACGATGGCCAGCGCCTGGTATTTACGCGTGGCAAAGCCTGGGGTGATATCACGCCGCCTCAGGGTGTCCCCGCGCACCCTCAAGGACTTGCTGCTGAGGGCAGCATGCTGGTGTGCGTTGCCACCCACCCTGAGACGGGCAGGCGCCAACTCGTTCACTCCGAAAACAATGGCACCTCATGGCAGGCGCTTAAGCATACCTCTAGCTATCATTTTGTTCGTCACATCGAAAACGGCATTTTGTTGGCCGGCGGTGAACGTAGCCTGGACGTCAGCAGTGATCTATTTGTGACCAAGCACAATCGTCTTGCTCGCTGGGGCGGGCAGTTGGGGGCACGTGGTACCACGCGCATCGCGGACGGAAAGGTGGTGTCGTCATGATTGTGACATCAGCAGATTTGAGCCAAGTCGAAAAGGGCACCCGCGATGTCTTGGGCACTGCCATTGAGGAAAGTCGTACCTACCAGGTCGGTAGACCAAACGCGGATGGTACCATCACTATCAAGGTCGCTTCACCCGAAGTCGAGGATATGGTCTACATTCGCGCCCCCGGCGAACCAGGCGATGGACGCGGGGATGCCATCCCCGCCCTCAGTGATATACCACCTGACCAGCTGGTAGCAGATATGTTGGTTGAGGCCCGTACTTGTGACAACAGATTGCGCATTACGCGCACTGTCGCAAGTAATACAAACTCGTCTGTGAATGCCACATCTGCGCAAGGACTATTGCAACCCACAAGCCCGGCAAGCATGAAGTGTATCGTGCAGGGCGCGGCACGCTGGACGGGGCAAGCGCTCTTGCTCAATGCCAGTTTGCACACAAAAGACTTTTCATCGGATATCCCACATCAGCAGGCCGTAGCGGTTTTCGTCCAGCTCAACCCTGTTACTAATACACTTTTGTATGTCACCTCCATGCGCTTTGATGCTGCCAGGACACTCAAGCAAGTTTTCATGACCACCTTGCCGCGTACCGTGCCGGACGATCATTTCCCCATTGGGTATATCAAGCTGCGCAGTGGGCAGACAGCCATCGCCCGTGTGGATATTTTGAATGTGAATGGTACCTTGGCGCAAGGCGGGGCTAGTGCCAGCGATAGAAACGTCGATGCCTTCGATGAGGCCGTATTGCTGTACGCGGGCTGTTACATATATACACAAAACGGCGCCTTAGTCGTCGCCACTTAAGGAGGAAAAACATGGCACAAATTCAAATCAAGCACATCCCTATTGATCAGCGCTTCCCAGCCAAGTTGGCTTCTGGTACACAAGCTAATCGTCCGCTAGCGCCAGAAGCAGACGGCGATGCCTATTATGCTACCGACACACAAGTATTGAGCGTGGGGGCAACTGGGGCCTGGGTAGAAGTGGGTGCTCAGCAGGCAATTGTCTCAACAGGGACAGAAGCAGCCAGACCGGCGGTCCCGGCTACAAACAATATTCTCTACTTTGCCAGCGATACGCAATCGCTAACAGTTGCTGTCGCTGGGGCCTGGGTGCCGGTGGGCAACACCGGGCAAGCAGCGAGTAGCCAAGGCAACGCACAACGGGCACTGGCACAAGTTTCTACGCAGCCAAACGGACCTAACCGGTACAGCCGTGGCGGTCCTTATCCGATTCTTTTTTCTAAAGAAATCATCGATACCTCCAACATCTGGACGATAAATCAGCCTGGGCGCTTTTCTGTCCCCTCAGGACTAGGTGGCGCCTGGAAACTGACGTTTCAGTTTTGGGGTTATGTCAGCTTCGAAGGTATTAGAGAAGTCCTTGAGGTTCAAGTGAGTCTATACAAAAATCGTACACGGCTCACCGCCATCGACACTTTTAGACAAGCGTTTAACTATCCCGCGAACTACTATAACGAAAACGAAGAAGTCTATCGTATCACCGGCACGTTCATTCGAGTTGTCCCTGCTCTGGTACCCAACGATTTTATTCAGATTTATTTTAAGTTTTTCCATAAGCCCCCCTACGAATACGAAGACGAAGACGAAAGTGCAAGAACAATGACCCTGCAATGTAACGCCATTATGGAATTTGTGGTATGACGGATTTCTATACTGATCACCCCAATCTTTTCTTCAGAACCGGGTTAGATAGCCAAAAGCCAGCTCGCCCTGGATCACATCAGTGGGCGTGGTGGAGCAAGGACAAGACTATTCTCTATGGCGTCAACCAGCTAGGCCAATGGCAGCCTATTGCGAGCAGTATCAAGCCTGGGCTGTGGACAGAAAACGGGCAAGACATTCATTATGGTGATGGCAACGTCGGCATCGGCACGAATACGCCCAAAGGCAAGCTGGACGTGCAGGACGCCAATATTCTTTCTATTCACACTTCACAAGGGCAAAGCAACGGCTGGGCAAAAGACGGACTGACTATATTTTCAAATCCAGAT